GCTATGGCGAAAAAGCTACCGCCGGTAATACCGGAACCAGTACCCTAACCAAAATTGCCAGCACGACCGATACTTACGTCGTATTGGCCCTTATTCAGGAACCTTCACTAAAAATACTTAGTTGTAGCAGAGGTCTGTTTACTGGGACTCAGCCTAACGTTCTTCTGCAAACGTCCAGAACGATTGACGGAACTACCCAAACCTACTCAGTTGTTGGGAATAGTCTTGATCTTTCTACGTCTGGTTCCTCGCCTGTTTCCCTTGACATTAGTGCTGGGGCGTTTACCCTTGCGGGGACAACTACTGGGTTACTGTTTAATCGAAACTTAATTCAACAACTCGGTACATTTTCGGTTGTTGGACAAAACTTACTGCTTCAAAGAACAGCTAGATTAGACATTACAACAGGCTCTTATGCTGTTAATGGGTTTAATACAGCTTTAACAAAGCAGTTTTGTATTGATGGAATTACTAGTTCGTATTCCCTTGTTGGTAATTCCGCTCTCCTTCAACAGGCAGCACGAATAAACGCCACAAGCCAAACGTATAACCTTGTTGGAACCGCAACGGGACTTCTCCAAAATAGACAACTTGTTTCCCAAACAGGAACGTTTTCTATTGCTGGTGTTCAGATTGAATTAATCTATACACCAACAGGGGCCACCTTTACCTTAGATAATCAAACAGGAACCTTTGCGGTTACTGGTATTCTTGCAAATCTTAACAAGCACTCTATACTAAGCACTCAAATAGGCTCTTACGTTAGTGCGGGCAATACGCTTGGATTTATTCGAGCACTGGCAATACAAAGCATTGTTGGTACGTTTTCGATTGCTGGAATTTCTGTTGGTATTAATAAACAAGCTACACTAAATCTACAGATAGGGACGTACACACTATCCGGCAATACGCTTGGATTCATTCAAGCACTAGCCCTCCATAGTGTTCCTGGGTCATTTTCTGTGTCCGGTAAGGATGCGGTGTTCTCACTCACGAAACCCTTTAGCCTTACAACTGGCACCTATACAGTTAGTGGCAATACTGTAGGGGTCAATAGGTTCTATCAACTTAATAATCAACCCGGCAATTACTTTGTTGTTGGGTCAGACTTGGATTACTTTAGTAGTAGAAATCTGGTTACATTACCACTAGCTATTGTCACTGATTTCCGATCAGTTGGTAACTTCTTCTGGTATCAAACCACACAAACAATCCAACCCGTCAAGTATAAAATTACCAAGCGTAATGAGTTTATATTGGGACGGCAAACACACATGGGTCGTAGAGGCATATGACACAACGAGCTAACGAGCAAGATTTTAACGAGCTTCACGGCCTCGTTACTAATGAACTGATCATGCGTATTAAATCAGGCACAGCCACCACACAAGATCTAAAAGCTGCTGCTGATTGGCTTGGTAAGAATAATATTACGGGTGTTCCCGTGATGGGGTCGCCTTTGGCATCACTGTTTAGTAGTCTTGAATTGGAGCTGGAGGATGTCGAACGGGCCATTAGATGATGAAGAACATGTATCAGCAATGCTTAGGAACTTAGCAGCAACTGCTTTCCTAGCACTTTTTAGTTGGCACCTGATCACTCTTCATAATATTGCTAAATCAGTTGAGGTGCTTGTTGAAAGAGTAAGTGCCTCCAACTCAAGGATTGAGCGCCTTGAAAACGAAGTATTCTTTAAGGACACACCTTATGGCGCCAAGGAAAACAACAACCCCTAAGCGTAGTGCTGCGTATTATCGGAGTAACCCCGAAGCTTACGCAAAGAAACTAGCTTATGATACAAAGGAGAATAAATCTCGAACTGATAGAAAGTATCGCGCTGACCTTGCTGATGCCCGCCGTAAACGTGGCATGATGGGTAAGGGTGGTGATGATCTTTCTCACACCCAGAGTGGCCGCTTAGTTAAGGAATCGCCCTCAAAAAATCGAGCAAGAAACGGAGCGGGTGGGAAGCCCAAAAAGAAATGAACAAAGGAAACGCTAAGCCACCCGGCCTCTATGCCAACATGAATGCTCGCAATGCAGCAGGCAAGAGTCGCCCCAAAAGTAAGTCTACGGTTACCCCAAAGGCTTACGCTAATATGAAAGCAGGTTTCCCTAAAAAGAAGAAGTAAATTTACTCCTATCGAGTCAATGCCACTCAAGGGTCCTTCCGATTACCTTTTTAATTTAAGGGCTATGTCTTCCTCAGAAGCTAAACGACTTTGGCGATCTGCGATAAAAGATCATTGGAATAACCAATGTGTTTATTGTGGATCAAATCATGATCTAACGTTGGATCACGTCATTCCAAAAGCCCGTGGAGGTCACGACATCACATCGAATGTGGTCCCTGCTTGTCTTAAATGTAACCAGTCAAAAGGTTCGAACCACTGGTTATCTTGGTGGGTTGGTCAAGAGCATTTTGACCCATCCAATTTCTCAAAGGTCCTTTCTTGGACAACTAGCTAGTTAACTTATCCATTAAAACAAATGTCTACAACTTCTGACTCTACCACTTATGGTGGTATCTCTAACGCTCCTGGTAAGCGTGATGAGAACCAACAAACCAACAAAGTTCACACCACAACTAACGTGTCGGGTGGTGTAACGACCACGACTACCGTAGCTGCTTCTTACGGTGCTGCTGCTACCACGGTTGCTCTTAACGCCACAGTGAATGCTGCTGAGACCGCTATTAACACCGTTCGGAGGGCACGGACCAACCCCTCTACCCTGCCTACCGGAAAGGTAACGGGCCTTGCTACCCGTGCTGAGACGGGTTGTGTGGCTTCCTTTGGCACCCGTGTCAATGGGTCCGGCTACACCAACGGCACCTATACCAACGTCGCCTTGTCTGGTGGTACTGGTACTGGTGCTACTGCTACCCTTACGGTATCTGGCGGTGCTGTGACGGCTTCTGCGCTTGTGCGTGGTGGTCAGTTCTATCTTGTTGGTGACGTTCTGTCCTGTCAACTGATCGGCGCTGGCACCTTGTTTGCTCTGCCTGTTGCTACTATTACTCAAGGTTGATTAATCATGGCTCCTAAGAAACCCCCTGTTACAAGTTCGCGTACCCGTCAAGAGCGCGTTAAAAATCGGGGCAAAGCCCCTGCTAGTACCCCTAAGCCTCGGACAACAGCCGCAGGTAATCGTGGGGCTCAAGCTGGCCCCCTCAAGCCTGGAACCCGTACCTCGGGTACTCCAATAGTGAATAGCAACAGTCCTGCTATGCGTCAAATTCAAGCTAAAGCTACTGAATTACGCAACCAAGTAAATCGTGGTGTACGGGCAGTTCGTCAGCCTGCTACGGTTCTTCCTAACTCGGTTCGTGCCGGTAGGAACCTGATCCGTGAAGGCGCTAATCGTATGCGTAATCTGGCTGACTCTGGCCAGGTACGAGCTGCCGCCCAACGTGGACAGCAGGCCCTAGAAGCTGCTAGGCGTAACCGTGCTCGCCTTGCTGCTGGGGTAGGTAAAGGAGTTAAAGAAGCTGCTGCTTTGAGAGGAGGACTTTCAGCACTTCGGGGTGTAGCTGGTGCTGCTGGCGGCATAGATATGCTTCTTCAAGGCAGTCAAATGCTTCGTGGTGCGATGGAACGAGCTGGATTTAAACCCCCTAAAGGTAGTCGATCTCAGGCTGAAATTGCACAACGGCGTAATGCTCCTGCAAAGCCAGCCGCTCCAAAGGGTCCTACCGCTGCTCAACGTAAGGACTTTGCTGCCCAAGAAACGAAGGCCCGTCAATCCCTAGCTGCTCGCAAGAAAGCAGCGGGTTCAGACCAAGCTACTCCAAACACCGCAGCCTCCTTTGATGATGCGTTCAAGGATGCTCGTCGGGCTAAGGTTAAAGCCTTCACCTGGCGCGGGAAGAAGTATACCACTGAGATGAAGTAATCTCATAACCCTCTAATCGGGTCCTGTAAGCCGCTACAGGGCCCCTCTCCCCCCTCGTGGGTATCTTTCCTCCTTATGACAACTAAAGCCCCCTTAGAGGCCCGCCTAGCGGCCAGTTTCCCTTTGTTCCTTTCTCTTGTATGGAAGTCGTTAGACCTACCACGACCAACAAGAGCACAACTTGCCATTGCTGAGTATCTCCAACACGGTCCCAAGCGTCTTCAAGTAGCAGCGTTTCGGGGACTAGGTAAAAGTTGGATCGCAGCTGCCTTTGTGTTATGGACACTGTGGAATGACATTGACAAAAAGATCCTTGTGGTGTCGGCAAGTAAACAACGTGCTGATGACTTCACATTATTTGTGCAAAAGTGTATCCTAGAGTTTGATTGGCTTGCTCACTTACGACCACAAAGCGATGACCAACGGTGGAGTCGCATTAGCTTTGATGTGTCGGGGTGTCGCCCAGCACAGTCACCCTCCGTCAAGTCCGTTGGTATTACCGGACAGATCACAGGTAGCCGTGGTGACCTAATCATTTTTGATGACGTTGAGGTCCCTGCTAACTCAGCAACCGACATGCAACGTGAGAAGCTTCTTCAACTTGTGACAGAAGGTGAGTCAGTTCTGACACCCAAAGCGGATTCAAGGATCTTATTTCTAGGAACCCCTCAAACGACCTTCACCATCTATCGTACCCTCCGTGAGCGTAACTACATTCCTATGGTGTGGCCTGCTCTGTATCCAAAGAGCCTCATCGGATACGAGGATGTTCTTGCTCCACAACTTCAAGCAGACATAGACCAAAAGGGTCTTGACAACCTTGCTTGGAAACCAACTGATGATCGCTTTTCAGAACTAAACCTTCTGGAAAGGGAACAAAGCATGAGTCGCTCAAACTTCATGCTCCAGTTCATGCTGGATACCTCCCTCTCTGACGCCCTCAAGTTTCCCCTTAAGATTTCTGACTTTCATGTGTTGCCGCTCGATCTCCAGCGTGGCCCGTCCGACTTGGTGTGGTCTGCTAGTAAAGAGACTTTGTTGGATATGCCTGCTGTCGCTCTCCCTGGCGATAGATGGCACCGGCCTCAGGCTGTTTCGGAATTTGTCCCCTACGGGCAAACTATTGTGGCCGTCGATCCGTCGGGTAGAGGAAAGGATGAAACAGTAGCTGTGGTCTTATCACAGATCAATGGTTTTATCTTTATCCGAGACATCTTTGCTACCCAAGACGGCTACTCAGACAAGACCCTTTGTGGGATTCTACGTCTTGCGGGAAGGTATGGAGCAACCATGTGTCTCATTGAGTCTAACTTTGGAGACGGGGCTGTAATGGAACTCATGAAGAAACACGCCCAGGAAATGAAGGTTGGTATGAACTTTGAGGAAGTACGCGCTACTACCCGAAAAGAAGACCGCATCATTGACACCTTGGAGCCCGTCCTCAACCAGCACCGCCTCATCATCGACCAACGACTCATTGATTGGGACTACCGCTCTAACCCAGAGATGGCCCCCGAGGAACGCCTTCCCCGCATGTTGATGTACCAGCTGACACGCATGTGTCGGGAAAAGGGTGCCGTCAAGCACGATGACCGGGTGGACGCCCTAGCCCTGGGGGTCA